AGTATTTTAAGTAAATGAAAACGCATATACACAAAATGATATTTGAGTTATTATAGTGATATAATTGGATTATACATGCAAAGATAGCTCATTATTTAGTCATAGTGAATATTTATAGCGTTAATTATAAGTCTGTGAATTAATTAATGTGGAATTCGATTTATAATTAATATTGTTAATCCTCACAATATTGCTATAGGATAATATGAACAATACAGACATATTGCAATATAATAAAGGAGAATCTTTCGGTATATTTCCGTCAGGTTCTCCCTTGTTCTTACTCTTCAAAAAGCAGCAGATATTCCACTTCTTTTCTCCGCTCGATTCTCGGCAAACCTTGCCTCTATAGTCCAGAAAGAAATCTACTCCTTAGATATTCTTATCCTCAGTTTCTACTTTATTAAAAGTTCACCGTTCGTTTGGGGAAAGTTATAATAAACGTCTTATAGAAATAATATTGCAAAAAAATATATGCCTCAATGAAAATATCAAATATAACATTTATTTATCTATTGCATGATCAACATAATTTACGAATCCCATTGTTTCTTTATGTTTGAAACATTCCTTTCGAAGTAAAATATATTTTCTTTCGGTTTCATTCAGCCTGTGATTTTCACGTAAAATAAAGAATGAGGTTACTATGCTGACTACCCATATAAAAATGGCTACAAGGATACAGAATTGCTTGATATACCTGAATCCGACATATCTGTCAATCCAAGACCAAAGTCTCTTGAAGGCCCAAAGAATCCAGCCTTTAATGGTAGTAGGTTTTACCGGTGCTTTTGACATGTTATGCCGTTCTGCTACAACATCAAGGATACGGTTCATTCGTTCTATGTAAGGGATAATCTTAAGATATTGCTTGTTCGTGTCCGCTGTCAGTGCAACAGCGTTAAGGCTGTTCTTTTGTATATCCGTACATAGATTGGCAATCTTAACCAGTAATTTTTCTGTCTGGGCATCGGACTTTCCGGTTTTCAGTTCCTCGTATGCTTTGCTCAATTTCTCTAATATATCATAGAACAAATTTCTCAGTTGGATAAACTGTCTGTCTCCACTGCTATCCATATTGTGGCCACCGGTTTTACTTACAGAGGCAATTTCACTCTTTATAGAAACAAGTCCGGCTTCTATCCGGTTAAGTTTGTCCGTATGTCTATCCAGTGTAGTCTGGATTTCATCAATGGAATCATATTCTTCATCCTTTAACGGTTTGTTCTTTGCCATTGTTACCTCCTTCTGCCTTTTCGTGGTACATATTTGTCTTTTTCTTCATCACGTTTGTTATCGTCGCTGCTTCCACCACCGCCACCTCCTGTTTCCGGTGCCTGATGTGGCTGAACTATCAGTTCAATGGCGGCTCCAACTATTCCAGATCCTATTGAACTACCACTATCGGTTCCGCTTTCTACATTGCCAGCAGCCATAGTTTCCTGATTGGATTGTGCATTCTGAATATTCGGGCTATATCCCGGACCGTTCCCCGGACAGTTTTCCGCATGAGCCATATCCTTTGAGATATTCATGTCAGATCCGGTAAAAACGGAGTCATGTTTTCTGATATCCGATATAGCGGTTTTTTCCTGCCCATAACTGCCGAACTTCCTTCTTAAATTTCCGAATGACAATTCCGGATCCACTTTCTTTCCGGCAAAAGAAAGATTTTCTGCTGTATATACGATACCACGTACATTCCCGTATTCATCCCTTACCATGGTTATATCGACACCTTCTGATTTCAGCTTTGAGATATATTCTTTCCATGAACCGGCTTTGTCAAGAACAGGGAAAGCTATGTCCATGATATGATATTTGACCTTATCCTTTCCGATAAGTCTGTCTCGGTTTACATCTTTTTTTCTCTTTGATGGAGCAGAAAGTCCGTATTTTGCCCGGATAGATTTGCAGACATTTACTGAACGTGCATAGTTGCTGTCGCATGTGATAGCCTTTCCTTCATTGTCTATACGACTGTAAGCGATGTGTACATGATCGTGTTCTTGATCAAGATGACGGTAGCCGAGATAGATAGTGGGCGGAAATTTCATACGCTGCATGTATTCCTTGCAGAGTTCCGTTATAAATTCGTCAGTCAGCCTTTCCCGGTCTTTGGGCGAGAAACTGATTACCAGATGTCCCATCTTGTCCTTTATATTGGAAGAACTGTTTGCCCATTGGAGATTGAAGGCAGCAACCACAGTCCGGTTTGATGTTGTACTGACTCCATTGGAAAAAATCACTTTGGCATTTTTCTCTTTCATGCTATTGAGGTAGTCAATCAGACCTCCGGCTGATTTCCCTTTCATTATTTTTGCATTCATCGTTACCTTAGTTCACTTAATTTATTCAACACTTCATCTATCTTTTCTGACAATAGCCTGTCAGCTGCGGCCACATCCTCATAGCCTGCAATGTGCGCTTCGTGTGCCAGCTGGTTCAGGTTGTTTGCCATTCCTGCGAGCTTCCTGAAACAATCCATCATCTCCTGGGAGAGCGGTTCGTTTATCTTACCGTTTATTGCCAGATCATAGACTATGGAGGAAAGTGAAGCCTTCATCCTGCGGCTTCTTTTTTTTAGTTTTTTGAAGTTCAGTTCATCAAAACCGACCTTTATAAAATGGCACTTTTTCTCTGTCGAATCCTTTCGAGGACGGCCTCCTTTTCTCCGTTCTGAATCCTTTCGGGGTGTGGGTGCAAATTCTGTCATGTCCGTTTGTTTAAGGTCATCCAGGCGGAGCCTTCCGACATTCAGTCGGTGGTTTTTTGGCACAAAAAACCTATCTTGCTCCCACACCCCTTAAAAAAGTGTCCTACTTTCTGAACAGGATGTACAATGCTACGGAAGCCATTATAACAGGCTATTGTACAATATTCGTCGTGGATGACGGATTTATAAATGGAGTTTTATCTGTGCCAGTGTACCTGTGCTTCCTCATAATATGAGTGGTCTCTGGCTATTGATTCAAGGACTTTGTGCAGATAGTCCAGTTCGTGGTGTTCCAGGCATGGAATGGCTCCGATTTCTATATTGTATGATGCTATCCACCTGTATTCGCTCCACTTCTCATAGTCTTTTCCGGTACGGCTTACTATGGAATCAAAATAGGTATTTACCTGTTCTATCTGACGTTCCGACGGTACACCATCTATGCCTTTGGCATGTATAAAGGAAATCATGGAATCAACGGCATTTGCCAGTAAAGGATCAACTTCAGCGAGTACCTTTTTGAGTTCTTCCTGTTTCATGTCTTAACTTGTTTGGAGAATATATCAGCTCCGGTATGAACCGTTGCCAAACCTGATGGGCACGACCATTTCAATAAGCCGGTCGGCGATACGTTCCTCATATTTTTCCTTAATCTGTGAAAATGTCAGATTTGTCGTAAAAATGGTGAACAGCTGTTCCTCATACCGTTTTGTTATCAGGTCTATCATAGGGGTAAGACAATTGCCAAAACTGATGATTTCCTTTGGGTCTGTCCCGAAATCATCTATCGCAAGGATTGGAAGTCTGGCTATCCGAGCCCATTCCTGATATTCGTCTTTGCACCTGTAAGCCAGTTCCCTTGCATTCCACAGCGATACGCTATAACTGGAATTGGTCTGCGGATGGCGCAAGTTCAATGAATTTATCAGGGTACGGATGGCTTTAAGCCATGTGGTTTTTCCATTTCCGCACATTCCGCTGAAAAACAGACCGAACTTTTCGGAATATCCCGTAAGGAAGCGTGCAATCTGTTCACGTTGGCTTTCAAATTCTTCACAGGTTGTGAAATGTCTGCACCTGTATTCGACTTCTGCCTGGTATGCGGCCAGCAGCATATCCTTTGTCTGTTCGTAGGAATATGGCAGCCTAAACCGGCCAATCGTAATCTTCCGGTGAAGTAGCTGTGATTTCAGTAGCTCTACGTCCACTGTTGACTCGTTTTGATTCTGCTCTTTCATGTTTTAGTCTATAATTCATTTTAATGTTCAGCCAGTTGCGGAAATGTTTCTGGATGTCTATTATTTCCCTCTTGTCGGATGACTTCATTTTTTGTTCGGCAATGAACATTTTCAGGTATTCCAGTACAGTTTCACGGTCTATATCGCTTCCCCGTTGAAGGATTACTGAGTCCAGCCAGGCAGCATCATTTGCAAGAATCATTTCCAGTTCATCCAGTTCCAATTTTCCGTTGCTGACATTATGAATATTATTATTTCTATTTTTATCTTTTATATTAATAGGGGACAACGGCACCGACATCTTTACCGACAAGTTCTCCGACAACGGCACCGACAACTGAGAAGTACGGTCAATTATGGTATATAAAGGCGGATTCTCCTTTCCAGTCCCGGCTGTGAATGAAATCAGACCTCGCTGCTGGAGTCCGGCCCTGGCCTTTACAATATTCTGCTTTGTTGTCTGAAGATCGGCACTTATTCTTTCCGTATAGCCTGTAAACGGCATCTGCCATCTGGCGGAATTTGCCATATTAAGAAGATAGAAGTATAAGATTGTTTCTGTCTTGGAAAATGCCCTGTATCCGTTATCCCTCCAGAATAGACTGAACAATTCATACAGGTTCATAATACAGGCTATTTAAGTAGGTCTTTTTGGGTCACATAGGCGATTGCCTGCCGGTCCACTTCTTCCTGTGGTGCTATGCGTATCCTGCGGAGCCATTGATCAAGTTCGTCCTTGTCAAAGAAGCACAGTTTGCCGTTAGGTTTGTAGAAAGGAATCTCCTTTTTCATCATCAGTTTATGCAGATAAGACTTTTTCATCCCCAGATATTCGGCAGCTTCTACCGTTGTCAATAAATTGTTTGTCATATGATTCTATTTTATAATTATTATTTCCGTTTCGACAGCAAACAGGTTTTTGAATGCTTTTTCTTTCCTTTTGCTCTGTTGCAAAATTATGCCTATTCCCAAGTGGAACAATGTGTACGATTTGTGGTTGGGAGCAAAAAACGAATAAAGCCATATCGTTGTTAATCAACAATATAGCTTTATTTAATTTATTAAAAGATGTATAGCTCTGTGGTCGCTCTGTAATTCTGTGTGGTCACTTCACAGATTTTGCTTTTTCGATGGCTTTTTCGATAGCCTTGACGAATTGGGCATTGGTTTCTCCTGTTCCGGAATTGAGTGCATCTCTATAATGGGATTTGTAGTATCCGGGACTGATTTTACACTGTTCCAGCATGTGTTGTATCCACTCCTTTGCTAAAGACTCATTCATTATCTCTTTACTGACGACATACAACAGGTAACAGACACGGCTGTTTTCACGATGACGGACAACAACAGGTCGTGAAACTTCTTTCAGGTTCATGAAATCTACGAAATCCGTACCTTTCATGTGTTCAAACTGGTTGCCGTTGCAGATCTTGTACAGGCTGCAACAGATGGTCAAATCTACTATATCAAATAGTTTGGCCGTTTCTTTCAAGTACAGTCCTGTCATATCTTACCTTCGGATTTCAGTTCTTCTATATCTTTGATAATGCTGTCTGCAATCCTTTTCATTCGGACAACCAGCATTTCAAGGTATATCATCTCAAAAAAATAAAGTTTGGCTGTTTTCTCACGTTCTGCGGTGTAAAAGCGGTATGTCTCATCACTTTTGGCTTTCTCTGCTTCATATCTTGCCTTTACCTCCTCGGATTCTTTTTCTATGGTCTTGTAATCGTCATCTTCAGGATTGAGATAGTCCATGCGGACACTCATTTGAGAATACCGTTTCCATAGTTGTGAAGCGGCATATGCAATAGAGTCATATTCCTTTTCAAGCGGCTTGATATGCCTGTCGCAGACTGGTTGCGGATTATAAGAGCCCAATATATCCTCGTGACTTTCATAAGTGGCAAGGAAGTCAGACGCAGCGGCAGCCAAGGCTTTTGCCTGTTCCATGAGTATTGCCGGGCTGTCGTTTAACTCTTTTTCAGCCGAGTTGATTATACTGTTTATGTCTTTGTAGTCATGATAGAATCCAGAAAAAACCAGATTTTCCTCAAAGGTCAGTTCTGTATCTTTGATATATTTCAAAAGGAGCCTGTTTACTTCAAGCAACCTTTCAGTTATTTCAGCAATATACATCTTTATAGTGGGGTTATGTAATCAATACTAAAATTCCATGTCACTGAATGCATCGTCTATAAGACTGACTGCATCATCCTTTTTCTTGTTGATGATCTTCGCATATATCTGGGTTGTTTCCACCTTGGTATGCCCAAGCAGTTTGCTTACAGTATATAAGTCAACTCCCAAAGTCAGCATCATCGTTCCGAAAGTATGTCTGCTGCAGTGGAACGTTATCGGCTTACTTATTCCGGCGGCTTCCATCCATGGAGTGATATATATCTTGGTGCAGATCTCGCGCGGAAGTTTAGGGAAGATAAGACACTCATCACTCATGTTACCTTTTTCCGGGAGCCAGCCGATGGCTTTCTTGGATATGGGAAGATATATGGGTGTTCCTGTCTTCTGCATCAGCTTGTTCAGTCTCCACTGGTCACCGTCCTTAATGAGATCCTTCCATCTGAGCTGACGGATATCGCTATATCTCAAACCGCAATAGCAAGCGAACAGAAAAGCCTGTTTGATATGCTTATGGGGATTTTCCGTCTCTTCAACTTTTTTCAGTTCATCTATTGTCAGGAATTCCCTTTTGCTTTCTGGTACCTTTATCTTGTCCTGGACGGAAAGCTTGTTTATGGGATTTTCTGATATGATGTCCTCACGGACTGCCGTGTTCAAGGCATTACGCAGACAGGACATATAACTGATTATCGTGAATGTCTGAACCTGTTTTCCGCTACGTGTGCGGTAGTCATTTTTCAGGAAGCTCATGAATCCGATGCAGTATTGCCTGTCAATTTTGTTGAGCGGAATGTTTATATTGTATTTTGTCAGCACATTTATGGTCTTGTGAATCAGCTTCTGGTCTTTGATACCCTTCTGTGCCTGCTTCTTCTTGAAAGTTTCCATCCAGTCGGCCAGTGTCTGCTTGGCTTTCAGTGAAGTATTCTTCAGACCGGCCTTGTTGTTGGTTATTTCAAGAATACGGGTCATCTTTATAGCGTTGGCAGCCTGTAGAGTGGCTTCGTTTTGAGCCTTTGCCATGGCTCCTTTCTCCGGTATCAGATACAGTTTCAGAAACTCATAGCTGCGCTTTCCGTCCACATAACAGTCCAGATAAAGTGACTGTACTCCGTTAGCCAGATTCTTTACACGGAGTCTGACGGGTTCCTTTGTGGATTTGATTGTTACTTTATTTGTCATATATATGGGGATTTATAGTTTGTTATCTATCAACCGGACTGCATCATCTTTTTTCTGACTGATGATTTTTGCATACCGTTGTGTGTGTTTGATACTAGTGTGCCCCAAGAGTTTTGATACAGTATAAAGGTCAACACCAAGAGTAAGAAGCATGGTGGCATAGGTATGCCGGGCCGTGTGGTATGAAACATTCTTGTTCATGATTCCGGCTTCCTTTACCCATGGCTTCAGATACTTTGAGAGAGCATAGGGAGTCAGATCAGGAAACACATTGCTGTCAGCATTCCTTTCAGTGTCTGGCAACCATTTCAGTGCCTGTCCGGGCAGAGGAATATAAACGACATTTTCAGTTTTTTTCATTCTGGTAGCCACTTTCCATGTACCATTGTCACTGTAGATGTCTTTCCATTTGAGGGCTCTGACATCGCTCAGGCGCAGTCCACAATTACAGGAAAACAGGAATGCACGTTTTACAGTTTCATTTCCGCACCTTGCTCTGATAAGCTGCTTTACTTCATCGATTGTAAGATATTCCCTGACAACTTCGACCGGCTGTATCTTTTCAGACGACGATAAAAGGGAAAAGGGATTTGTAACAAGTATTCCTTCACGGACGGCCGTGTTAAGGGCTGTATTCAGTTCGCAGAGTATATTGAATCCAGATTTGGGGCTCAGACATCTCCCATCCGACATTTTGTATTCAGTCTTAAGATAATTGGAAAAACCGATGCAGAAAGACTTGTCAATCTGACACAACTCTAAATCTTCACTGTATGTTAAAAGGAATTTTTTGGTTCTTGTGATGTTCGATAGTTCTCTTACACCTCTGTCCTTTTGGATTGTATAGTATTGGTTCATCCATGAAGATAACATGATGGGGGATTGTCCCGTATCTTTGTTGGAAATATATTTATCCGGTACCGGGTTCTTCTGGAGTTCTTTAGTACGTTGCTTCCTGAGTTTTTCAACCTTGTTTAAGGTTGCACGGTTTTTTCTGATGGAATTGTCATCCGTCTCCACAAGCAGGAACAAATTAGGAAGACGTTCATACGTGCGCTTTCCATTCTGGTAAATCTCAAAAGATATGGATTTACGCCCGTCTGCCTTGGTAGTAAACCGGACTTTTACGGGATCTTTTGTATATTTGCCTCTGTCTCCTTCCATCACTTCTAATTTTGTTACAGCTACAAAGGTAACACAATTCCCCGTATTTATCGCAAAAACGAGTAACAAAATTACAGCAAAAATAAGCTATTTAATAAAACGAAAGGAATCAAAGGTAATTTTATAAGTATCTATAAATTAGCATTATGAGTTGCTTTTATTTCTGTTTCTTTCTTTTGATTTTCGTATTTAAGGTATTAGTCTACCCTAAAGGCTATCGAACTGTATAGCGGACAAGTGCGCATCGACCATGCAAATGGCATATAAAGTTGAGCCATTGTAAACGTGTCAAATTGCGTTAGCCAATTCAAAGATTTATGAGTTGCAAGCTGTGAATGCACACACAGATATAGAGACATTATTCTTTGGGTTGTCGAACGATCCCGATATAACAATACTTTATGCAGGCTCCCTCTAATCCATAAAAAGTTGCCTGGATTATGATTTTGGCATTTAATTTGCTATATTTGCGAAAGAATTACAAATTTGGAGGCTAAAATGGTACTTGAAATTCGTTTGAGCAACTTCTTCTCAATTAAAGATGAGGTGGTACTGGATATGCAGGCAGCGAGCATACAGACAAAAAAGGCAAAGGAACTGGAAGAAAATACATTTGTATGCGGTGATGAGCGTTTGCTTAAAACTGTTGCCATTTACGGTGCAAAT